TTCTGCTTCCTCAACTGCTAGAGTACTACGCTTAATAACAGCGTCCAAGTTCAACTTAGTGTCCTTGGCGTACTCAGGCAGACCTTCTTTAAGTTGATCTACCCAGGCAGTCATTATAAAGTCTCTCCGCCTACAGTTCTTGAACAGGCACAAAGTTCTCCCGTTTGTAAGGCATCTAAAATACGCAAGGTTTCTTCTGGACTGCGTCCAACATTTAGATTATTAACTGTGACATGTTGGATAACATTATCAGGATCGATAATAAATGTAGCTCTTAAAGGAGCACCAGCAGGTGCGTAAAATACGCCTAGTTGTTCGACTAAACTTAATTCTCCTCGTTGTGTATCGGCGAATTGTGTATGTGTGATTTTTTGTAGATCTGCGTGGGCTTTTTGCCAAGCTACAGCACAAAATTCATTATCTGTGGATCCTGTTAAAAGAACAGCATCTCTATCAATAAAATCTTGATTCAATTTGTCATATCCTACAATTTCTGTGGGGCAAACAAAAGTAAATGATTTTGGATAAAACACGATTACTTTCCACTTGCCTTCGAAGCTAGTTTCATCAATATCAAAGAAAGCATCTTCTGGTTGTCCTGGCTTAACACCTGTTACTACAAAGTGAGTTAATTTATCGCCGATTGTTTTCATAATTTTCTCCTATAAATGTTGTTTGAAAACTGTATTAGTGTTTTCACTAATGTTCTTATTGTAATAGTATTTAACAATTAAATCAAGTGATTTAATAGGTTTTCCCCAAATATATTTTTATGGGGCCAATAGAGAAAATTTATTGTTGTGTAGTTGTTGTAGCCGGTGTGGTATTAGCCGTTACAGATTCTGCAGGCATTTCATAATATCTTGGAGGCGGTATATCCTCAAATCGAATCCATTTAATAGGTTTCCAATATTTTGCTGCCAAATTGTTTATCACCAATACTGCTATGGCAATTACGATAAATCCCAACCCGGTCAATATCGACCCTGCTAGGAATACGCTTGCTTGATCCATGTCCATTTTCTTTTCCTTGAAATATGTTGCGTACTGTATTATATACTATACCGTAGATACATGTCAAGTATTATCTGCGTGCTCTGCCCAAATCTACTGACTTGGATTTATTAGATTTACCCAAAACATCTGCGCCAATACTGTGTGCAGTTCCTGCCTTGGTAATTTTTGCCGCAGTTTGCTTGTCGCCCCAAGCGGTAGTTTGAACTTTGGTTAACTCTTCCAAGAGTTTACCTTTTTCAATAATATTTCTTACATATAACTCGCCATTTTTCTTAGTTTCAACTTTGGCACGTATTGTAATTAATATATTTTTGGGATCATTTACATCATGAATATTGATTTCAGGTCTTGCCTTTGTATCAACATAAGTAGCAGTCATATCGACTGATTTAAATTTTTCAACTAGATTGTTAAAGCGTAAAATTTTAAAGCCACCTTTGTCAAATTGAACTAGTTCAACTGCCGGATCATCTAGTGTTGCAAAGAATGTAACTGCCTTTGCTACATGACTAACAAATTCTGCTTCCCCCTTAGGGCCTGATTTTTTAAGACCAGCAGACAATTTTTTAGCAACTTTTTCATACATCATTTTCAGTGCGTCAAATTGATCTTGGCCCTGAGCTTTCTCATATTCCTTTAACCATGGTGTTACATCAATACCAAAGTAACTCCATAACTTAAGCATACTTGCACTTTCGCTCCCACCAACTTGACCAAACTGTTTTACCGGACCAGCTTTTAAACTTGCATTAAGTTTTAAACGTCTCATATTACCAGTTTTAGGATCTCTGATTGCAACCCACACATCAATCTTACTGGAGCTTTCACTAGCTGCACCATCGCAAATAATTGCAATATCGTCTGCACGACCATTCAAATAAAAATACTTGCTATAACGTTCTGCACGTTCGCTATTAACATATGCGACAGCACTGGAAAATTCATTTTTTAATAAATCACGTTTAGCTAGATCCATTAAATCTTGATAGGGTTTAGTTTTTAATACAAGTTTATATGTGACACGATCTGCGTGTTTATGGTTACTATCCTGTACATCAACTTGATACATATCTGTACCAACATTCTTTAATTGGTTTAATACTTTAGCAATGTCATCAGCTGACACCATGCCAATACCTTCAGCACTCTCACGTTTAGTAAACTTGGCAAACATAGCGGCACCCAGAATACCTTCAGCAAGTTCTCCTCGATTTGCTAAGTTACCTGAATGAACAAAATAAGAGTCCGGAGTTCCATTGACTACAAAGTATTGATCGTTTATATCTTTAAATACCCATTGTGTTTTTCCGCTACCAAATTGAACTTCTATCTCATTAGGATCAACTTCTGAAGGATCAACAATAGTAACCGGATCATCTGTATTAATACCTTGAACACTAAGAGCAGCAATAAGTTGTTGCCCCTTTACTCCGTCACTGAATAGGTATGCCGTTCCGTAAGGGTATTTGTTTAGGTCCGAAACAGAAGCTTCGTTAATTTGTTCTAGTTTGGTTAATAGTTCGCGAATAGTAGTCATAGTTTAGTATTTATTAGTTTTTAGCGAAACGCCAATCCTTGTCTAACCAAGTAAACATCAAATCTTCTTGACGCACATAACCATAATTGTTTAAACTAGTTATTGCACTATCGTTTATTAGATTTAGATCTGCTAGATCAAACCAACTTGTACTTGCGGGCTCTAAGGGATCTGCACTTTTGTAAACTGCGAAATGCATCCAGGCGTTGTTGGTATCCATCCACACGTAACAATCCCTGCAATCAAATCCATTAACTGCTAACATATACATCAAATTACAGACATTGTAGTGATAATAGCATCCACTAATACTGCGAGTATGTATTCTGTTGTATTGATATGTTTGGTGTTGGGGCAGGCTTAAAACCAGCATACCGTTTGTATTCATCATCTGATTCCAGTTTTTAAGGGTGTTGAGAGGATTAAGTGCATACTGGAAACTGTTATGACTCCACATCAAATCAATGTTTACCGGTATTACTCGACCATCTTCAAAATTTGCCTGTATCGGGGTAATATTGGGCGTTTCTAATATTTCTGGCTCAATTTGTTTGATATTGGTATCTACAGCAAAACATTTATATTCGTGCGGTTCTGGTGGATCATCTCTAGTTGTTAATTCGGCCCACCATTTTATATCCATTCCACTACCGCACCCCATATCAGCAACAGTACGAATACTATCCATGAAACTGTCATATTCATACAACAATGTTAATATCTGTTTACTATGATTATGACTATCTATTACATTTTTAAATTGATCCATCTGTTAATATATCCAATACCACTGTTTGTTTAAATTTTTTAAGGCGGGGTTCAAGTTGGTGGCAGGCTTTGGCTATATCGTTTGGTTCACCCCAGGCACGTTGTGTTGCTAAATGGCTTGCCCATATGGCACAACTTTCTTTTGCTATCTCAACGTCTAATGCATTATGGTACGGGCGTGCACGGCAACAGGCATTGTACTCTGATAATAACTCATCTGCACGTTGATGCCAGTCCATTATACTACCACATCCTCCATTCCTGCAGTTCTTAACCGAACCACATGTCCCAACATAAAGTTTTTGCTCTCTATACCCTTCATAACTCCCAACCATTTGTTACGCAACAATGCCACCTCATTGATAATTGTTTCCATGTCAATAACTTCATCTTCGGCCTCTGCGTACTTCTCAGCATCTCTGCTAGTCAGCGCCCTTGCATAGGCTTCCAAATATTTTTTATAATATGTTTGTCTTATTTTGCGTAATTGTATATTTAAATAATTTAATACTGCCTCAATCTCTTGTAGTTGATTGAATCTGTGCTCAGTCAATCCCGGAAGATTGCTCAAAGCACGTTCTATATTTCCCTGTATCTTTATTTCGCCTTTAGCTGAGATTAATTCGGCTTCATAGTAACTTATAAAAGAAGGAATTTGCCCAAGGTCAGCTACAATTTTATTGTAAAACATTCTTTAATACCTCGCTTAACCATGGAAAAGTCTTTTGCCAATTTAAATTTCTTCTTGAATCAATAGCATCTAAATATGCAACCAATTTTACTTGCAACTCGTGTTTGTTGATAGTGGTATTATTAGACAAAGTTTTACAGATACCATTGAGAGTCTGGCGTGTATTCTCAATATCAAACGAATCACCGATTAAGTATTCTTTTACTTTTTCTAAGTAAGGCTCCCATAACGAATATTCAAATGCACTTGCACTTAGTAGGTGCTGATCAATTGGTAGTGTTAAATGCATATACCAAGATATTGGTTTTGTTTTATTCCATTCAACAAACTTTTCTGCCAACAATGGCATACTTGTTATACTTAGACTATTTACAGTTGACAGTATACTTAATCTTAGAAAATCAAATTGTAGCAGATAATTAAAGTTACTATCAAATATATCACAATCAAATCCATATCTAACGTACTCTTGTTCAGGACCCCAACTATCAACGCTACAAAGTATATCTAATCTTTTTATTTTATGATCTTTATATAATTGTTCTAGTGAGTTTATACTCTTACGCAAATTGGCCGGTTTAACAATTAGATTTGTAATAACGCTTAATTCTAATTTTGGATTAGGATGAGTGTTTATAAATTCAATTAATCGTTCAAAATCAGCCTGGATAAATGGCTCTCCGCCCAAAATATGCAATCTATGTAATTTCTCAAAATTTTTGTCTAGCCATTCCCACATCAATGGTGCCAACTCATTGTAATTATTTTTTGTTAATGTACTATTACTATTATCCAACAATACGGATCCAAACTTTTTATTTTCTTTTTGTATGCTTGAACTAAAAGATTCGTTGCAGTACAAACAACTCAAATTACAAGTATTATTAAAAAATACTTCAAGTATAACTGGATTGATATTAGTTAATTTAGGATTAGTATTTAATTCCTGAGGGTAAACAAAAGGGATAGTATTTTGAAAGTTTCGATCACTGTACCCACCCGAGTCTTCGATATTTTTACAATACTCACACCCAGCACCAGGCCAGTTACCTTCTAACATCTCTTGCCTTGCTTTTATTTTTTCAGGTAAATTATGAAAATTAAAAAAATTTTCCTTATTGAGAGTACCAATGCTTGACCGATGACAACTAGCAGTTTTGCCGGTAGTTAGATATACTGTACTCCATGCCCATTTTAATCTACAAGCTGTGTTAGTCTCGATTGGGAAATATTTGTTTGCCATCTAGTACTCGTTTTCGTCCTCGATTGATTCATTGTCGTCATCATTGACATATTCTTTAAAGGCTTTTGTGAGTATACCGTCTGTTCCACTAAAATGAGCAAGATCAACATCGTTTAACATGTCTACCATAACGCTCATTAAATTATCTGCGGCTTCTTGACGATCCTTAACTGGAATGTATTGTTTTAAAATTGTGTACGCTTCACCAAGTACTTCTATATCTATGCTCATTCTTCGGTCACCTCTGCTGGTTGTGTTACTGCGGTTACATGGTGTGGATTTTCTGTATAGTCTTTCATAACTTTGTCAAGACATTCGTCTTCGTTACGTTCCCATGCTTTACGGAACTTTTTAATAATAGTGCCGTCTGCTAGTGTATATTTAAGGCTATTACCTTCTTTAGATAATAAACCTTTACCCTCAATCATGTCAACTAAACCACTATAAGGATTCATACCTGTTTCATAAGGGATCTTGACTTGCACTGATTCAAAGGGTTTGGCATAACGTGTTTTCATAATCTTACAAGCAGCCCTAATACCATTTACTTCTGAAACCTTATTGCCATCTTCATCTTCTTTGAGTTTTAGTTTACGCATAGCAACTACAATACTACTTGCATAGATAAAGCCTTGTCCACCAGAGATCTTGTCATCTGGATCAAACATATCTTGGCTTGCGTATGTGTGTGCAGTTGTTACTAATCCAATGTTTAAGTTACCAAACATATTAACACAATTACGTACCAATGACGCTAGTGCTTTTGGCTTACGACCCATGTCACCCTTCATGTCACCAGCTTCAAACTGATTAACGTCTGTGGGTGTTAATAGCATACCTAAACTATCAACCACAAATAAAACTTTTGGGCGCTCTCCTTCAGGTATCAATTTATATTCTTTAACAAATTCACTGATCATTTTAGCAACGTCGTCGATCATTGCCATGTTTAGTTTTAATAGTTTGTCTTCACTGGTGTCTACATTTAAATCATGCAACCATTTTTCATCTAAGGCATTCTCTGTATCAATAAGGATAACATATACCCCTGCTTTTTGAGCATTGGATACTAAATTACCTGAGCAGATAAAACTTTTACCAGCACCAGATTCTCCGGCAAACACAGTAACTTTGCCTAATGGTACTCCTTTATAAAAGTCCCCACTAATCAAATAATTTAGTGCATAGTTGTTTGTGCTGATCCAATCAGTAGGATCATTAAAGCCTACACTGATACCGTCAATGCTTTTTGTAATTGATTTTCTAAATTTGCTTACGTCAAATGGTTTGCCCATAATTGCTTTCCTTAAGTTTATATAATTGTGTAAAAATTTTACTGCTGTCTAATCCACGCCTTTGATCTAATAGAGCTAACTGTCTAAATGAGTTTGGTAAGTTTGCTTCATAGGGCATTGTTACATAACTCAAAAGATTTTTATAACTATCTTCTAATAGAAATCCAGGTTTTTGTTTTATAAGATTAATCAGTTTTTCTTTAATTGATTGTAACTGATTTTTTGGCAAATGTCTAATATTTAGGTAATCCGGAGTCAGCAATGCCCCAATTATAAAGCTATTATTATGAAACCCTAGCCCTTTAAGATATTCCACGCAGGTAAACATACTTTGATAGTTTAATAAAAAATATAGCATATTGAAGGATATTTTGTGATCAAGTCCCTTTATAGTATGCAAATTGTTCAAAAAGTCCTGCCAAGAGCCGCCATAACGAACATATTCGTATTCTTCTTCAATTGTCTCTACACTGACTGTCCAGTGTACGTTTTTAAACTTGCATACTAGATCAAAAATTTTAGTATCTATTTTACTTAGATTGGTGTTTATTCTCAAATTGACGTTGGGGTCAAGTAAATCCAATAGCTCTAAATTTTCTTTCATCAGCAATGGTTCACCCCCAGCTAAGTAAACGTGTTTTAACTTCTTTGCATGGTTAAATATGTATTCTTTAAAATCAGCTCGTTGTTGGTCAGTTGGTAATACCTGTGTAGTATTCAATTCACTTGCCCATCGGCTGCTAAATTTTGGGCTACAATAAACACATGCTTGATTGCATAAATTAGTCCAACGAATATCCGTCGTGTATAAATCAAAATTTCCATCTTCGTATGTTTTTACCGGGATATCCTTTAATTCTCTTATGTAAAAAACACGATCGCTGATGATGTCAAAACCCTTTTTATTGTTTTCTAAATCTTTGCAGGTGTGGCAACTAGGCACTGGCAACTTGTTAATAATCTTAGATTGTCTTGATTGATTTTCATCGCCTAGCAATATATCCCCAATGTTGTCAATTTTTATATCACCAATTGGCATAGTGTCAGCACTTCTTATACAATTTTTAACAATGCCATCAAAATTATACATTAATCCAGTCCAGGGCACAGGGCAAAAATTGGAGTTAGTCAGCATATCTTTTGGGGTCATAATAATGATATATCCGGTATAGGTAAATTTTTATTTAATATATCAACTAGTTCCTGCGCCCATATTGCAGGATCGGTACCACCATCACCCTGGGTATTGATTTTCCCAGGACGAACTATTGTGAGTTTAATCCCCAATCTCTGATGTCTCAGTTGTTTTACTGCTTCTTCCAACGCAATCTTTTGTGTACGATATTCTACCATACCCAACCCCGGTATTGTGGGCACAGGTTGTTGTGTCATCATTGTACTGATGTTAATAATATGTTTGCCGGTATTTTGCCACCGTTTAGCTACGTCAAAAAGCAATTCTGTTTGTGCAAACCCCACTTGTGCATTGTTGATAAACAGGTCACAGGGCTCTATCACACCTGCCAATTTGGGAATTATTCGAATGTTGTAGCCATTGCGTCTACTTAGACCCACAATCTCATGACCCTGAGATTGATATATTGTTGCCAATGCTTGACCTATTCCGGCACTGTGTCCTGTAATTGCTATTTTCATTTTAATAATTCTATCGGTTCGTTATGGAATGTAAAACTTGCTATTATGCGCGGTAGATGATGTGCGTCTATTATTTCTACACTATGCTCAATTTGACTATTGAACGCTATTGGCAACTTCATGTCCAGTAATTCTGCAACTAATACACCATCAACATACCATCGATTGGCCCATCCACTTGTATTGATTACTGGAAAATTAATTTTTGCGACTACAGGTAATTCATCTATATGTCTAGTCAAGTGCGAGTTATTTTCTACTAAGGTAATAGCAGCATGCCTAGGTATTAATTTATGTTGTTTAAAAAAATATTTTAATTCTGTATTTGTGGCCAATAGTTTTTTACAGTCAACAAAATTCCACCCGTATTTAAAATTGTTTGAATCTAAATCTTGTTTTATAAAATCATATATATTGCTAGATATTTTATCAATCTCATTACACTCTAACTCTACAAAATATTTCATATATTTCTCAATTGTTTTTGTTCTTGTATATATCGGTCAATTGATGCTTGATCTTTATTATCCACGCTCAAAACTTCGGGACGCTTTAGATATGCGTATTCATGATCAATGTTGTGTTGTTTAGCGAATGCAATTATCTCAGGTAATTGATGTTGGTTTAGTACACTAACTGTGGTCCATAAATTTAGTCTTATGGGCATACTTTTATATATCATTAAATTTTCGTAAAACTCCGCCCATTTGATGGGCCAACGCACAAAGTCATGTACTTCACCTATACCATCAAAACTCACTGTCACTGTGACTTTTATTCCTCGATATATAATAGGTAAAAGTTCTTGTAATACTGTACTACAGTTTGTATTAAGTCTTACACTTTTTACATTTGGTGGTAAGTTAGATAGTATGTGTTTATATTTTTTACTGTAGCTAGGTTCACCACCATTTATATCTAAATGCTCTATCCTATCTAAAGGTAAACTCCAAAACTTATCAGAGTTATCTACTATAGGAAATTGGCGGCTTTTTAAACTACCTATCTTTGTACTGAGTTGCTCACTACAAGTCATACAAGCACTATTGCAAGTATTGTCTAAGACTCCGCCCACAATCAAATAATCTTTACGAGTTTGTTCTTTGTGAAACTCCCAGGCATGTGTTCGGATACTTGTACCAGATTCTGTTTCAGTCTCTTGACATCTTACACATTCTCGGGGCCAAATGCCATTCATCATCTCTGCTTCTACATTTTGTCTCCAAAGGCTATGGTCCATTTCGTGAAGGCTTTGGAATTTGGGCGCACTAACCATATGACCACAACGACTAACCGTGCCGTCAGGATTGAATCTAACAAAATGTTCTAGTCTAGGACACCACATAAGTCTTTACTTCTTTGAATTACTTCTTTATATAGTGCTGGATATTTGTGTTGCACGTGCGCACATATCTGATGAAAACTTGCGGTTTGCCCCATAAAATCTTCATATAAAACTTTGTCTAACATTAAATAGTAGTTTAATTTATGATTGTATTGGAAACGATCTATTAGTGATTGATCTCTAGTCAATGTATTCCACATCTGGGTTGTTGTGTCTTTTAATTCATCAATGTGCTTAAATTGCAACCAAGCATCACTGTGCCTTGCTAAATTTACCACCCAATGAAACTGTAGACTAAAATGACTATTTAAAAATAAAAATCGTTCTATAAACTTTAACGCAGTCTCACGATCAAATTCTGGGTTATGATTCAAATAAGTTTGCACCCCGCTTACATACCTATCAAAAGGATCTCGTAGATATATTTGGATTGTTTTTATTTGATTGTGCTTATAATAGGGCACCTCCGCCAACGCAATTTGTGCAATCGTACTGCTGGCATTTTTATATATAGGATATACAAACTGACTTGGAGTCAATTCATATATCTTATATTGATCTGGAAATAATGTTGGATCTAAATATGATAGCATGATGGTATAAAAGCAGGGGACCGTTACCCCTGCTGACACAAGCATCTACAATTTAAGTTGTAGATTTACGGTTTCTAATCATTGCCAAAATGTCTTCAGCTTTTTGGCTTGAAGCTTTTGGTGCAACTGGTGCCACTACTGGCTCACTTACTTCTGGAACATCATCTTCAACATCTGCTACTGGGGCAGGTGCTACTACTGCCAGTGTAGGTTTAGCCTGTGCAACTGGTTTAGCTTCGGGTAATGCATCTGCATCAACACCTTCACCACCTTTAAAACCACTGGGCTTGTAGTAGTTTGCCCAACGATCTGGATCGTAAGGTTGCCCGTCTACACTTGCCTCAAACATTTCTTTGATCACTTTCAATTCAACGTCTGTGGGTTGTTTTGGTAAGAAGTCATTTAGGTCATACAAACCAAACTTCTCAATCGCTTCTGCTTCATCAGCATTAAGAGCAGTTTCTTTACGTGCCCATGTGGATGTGTTGTAGTCAGCATATCCACCTTTGCTTGTCTTTTTAATATTAAAGTCAAGTCCAGCGGCATAGTCTGTGGGTAAATTTTCCATGTCTGGATCCATCAATGCGTTCTTGATCAAGTTAAAGATCTGTGGGCTAATGATAAATCTACGAATTGGGTTCTCGGGGCTCTTGTCATCACTAACTGGATTCTCACGAACAAAGCCTTGGAACAAATAACTACGTTTCTTCCAATACTTACGACCCATTTCTTCCAAGTTAGCATCCTTAAACCAAGGACGTACCTCAGCTAGGATTGGACATGCGCCACCGTACATTTCCATACAGGGAACTTGTACTGTAACTGGTTTGCTGTCTGCTTGACCTTTAATACCTGCAAATGGTAAACGAATCATTGCACGTTCTACCCAAAAGAAGGAATTTTTTGTGTTTGCGTCGGGAAGGAATCTTACGCGAGCTGTTGTGTTTTCTGGAATGTTCCAGTGTGCGTAGATTGCGTTGTCGCCTTGTGATTTACCACTTGATCCGCGGTTCTCGTTGGCTTGTAGTTTTGCTCTAATTTCTGCTAGTGTCATGGCCATAATAATTCTCCTTAATAAATGCCTTAATAATGTGCCTAAATGTATACAGCACTCCCGCAGTATACAATATTATTTATGATTAAACAAGAGAAAAGGCACAAATTTTTGTGCCTTTGGATAAAATGATTTGGATCAGTTTATTTGCCTTTCCAACTAACTCCAGGAAAGTCACCTTGTCCATGCAACCATGAATAGATTACAAGACATACACACAGAGCAGCCAATGCGTATGTAGCCAAATCCAAATTAAAACTGGCTTGATTTGATGCTGTCATTTTGGCTACTTCCCATTGCATAATGTTCATCAATTGGCCATCTGCAAATCTAGCAGATACATCAGCGGCAGCGGCATTGCCTGTTGCCGTTGCTATGTCGCTTACTTTATCTGCAGCATATCCAGCAGCTGCACCACCTGCTAGTGCTGCTTGTCCGCCCCATTTAGCAAATGTATCTTTCCAACCTTCATTGGTGGCTGGAGCCTGTCCCGGTTGAGCTTGTCCTTGTCCTTGTTGTTTAACTTGGTCAGCTTTTTGTTTAATTCCGGCTGCAACTGGTTTTAGTTGTGCCGCTACATTTTTAATTGTAGATAAATTCAATGTTGGTTTTTGTCCACCGCTGGCCTGAGTTACCATTTGAACAATGGCTTGTTTTTCTTCGGGGGACGCTTTGTCGGCTAATCCTTGTATTTTGTTTTTTGCCCAGTTAACTAAACTATCAAGCATGCCTTCGTTTAATTGTTGAACAGGTAAATCTTTTTCTGCAGATTCTACTAGATCTGCATACTTTCTAAAAAATCTTGGGTCCATTTTTAATTCCTTTAATATATTTATTTATGTAATCCAGCCAATTTACGCATAAACGCTAACGGGTCTGTGCTCTCGTTTGCTGGATTTACTTGAGGACTAGGGTTAGCAGTTCCAGGACCACCATATTGCCCTTGGCCTGTGGCCTGTGCGGCTATTTCTGCAGCATCTTGTTGGTTTTGTTGTGCCTGTGCTTGTAATGGTGCATTACTTTGAGTATACAATTGGTCATATCTGTCTGCTAGTTCAGTGTAACTATGATCTCTTAACCAATCAATAACTACACCACGGGCATCTGCATCACCATTTTCGGCATCAGCCAACATACCCAGTTTGTCGAACAATTCATCGTCCCCAATAATATTATACAATACTCCGGTGGCATTTTCAGCATCATCACCAACTGGTAATGGGTGTTGCATGATTTTATCTAATTCTTGTATATCTTCATCTTGATCGGGAAGTTGCCAAGTGCCTTCGGTTACTTCATTTGCCCAAGATTCAAATTCTTCGGCCATCGGTGTTTCTTGTTGTTTTTTATCGTTCATATAAGCTCTATATACGTAGGGCAATGCTTCATCAAATTTATCATTATAAATCTTCTTGGCAAAACGGTCACGCAACTCTTGTAAATTTATTTCTTCGTCATCATGTGCCTGTGGGCTATAGCATTCTAATTTATAGTCACCGTAACCACGACGCCCGCCGATGTGGCGTAGTTTGTGTTTTAGTTGATTATAGCGATTGATTGCAGACTGCGCCATTTCTACTGTATCTGCATCTTCAAATTGTCTACGCTTTGCTCCGCGAACAAAATGTTTCATAGCTTCCATTTCGGTTACCATGTGTGTGATACCTTCACCAAGATCGTCATGAACATCACCACCTTGGCTCATATGTTGTGCCATTGCTCTAGCACCGTGTAAATTTTTAAATGGTAATAATCTGCGTTCGCCTAGATGCGTTTCAACAAATACTGATTCAACATTACGTGTTCTGGCTCCGCGTTTTTCTTCATCAACATTGTCGCTATGTCTTACAATAATTCTAACCGGGCCACATTCTTGATAACTGCTACGACTAGTGCCATGCATACGACTTTCTGTAACTGAAATATCATCGGTGCTTAATGTTGCATCTGCTTTTGCCTGTTGTTTAACATCTTTGACTTGCAAATTCTTTTTAGCAATATCGCGAGCATCAAAACTCAATAGATTGCGTTTAGCAAATTTGCGCACACCACGTAAAAAATTATACCACTGTTCTTCAGCCGATCCATGCTCGGAGTCTTCTCCTGTCGATGCGTCTAATTCTTTAAGATTATCGACAATATCTTTACCATAATAAATCTTAAGACTATTTTCATCAATCAAACTCAATGTGATGCTTCCAACTTTTTGTCCGTTGACTGCGTAATCAAAGTTGATAAAGCGAGCCTTTTCAGGATCTGTTGTAGCCTTGGATTTTTCATCTCCCAGCCTAACATCTTCAAATCTGGTACGGATTTTATCAAATAGGGCTACTGCAATGGATTCTACTTCACGTGACATATTAAATCTCTAGTATATTTGTTATTTATGCTACATCATGATGAAGGGCATAGGTGCGACAAATTCTTCATCGCTACGCAATGTTTCATCAATACTAGCATCAAAGTTTTGTATCAATTGCATCATACGTATTGCCAGCAACATTGACATAACTAAATCGTCTGTTTCGCCTATTTTTGCTGCAAAACTAGTACCTTTTGCCACAAAATTCTTTAATTCACTTATAAACATCTTACTGGCTATTTTAAGTTTGGTTGTTTCGACCCAGTTCTTTAACTTGCTACAGGCAGCAATCTTGCTTTTACTTAAAGTTGTGAAACCTTTACGGTAGCTTCTACCTGTGCCTGATCTAGCGGGTTCACTTAGAAATATTCCGCGGATGTTTTCTTCACCAATATTGGCAATTTCAATCAGGGCAGCTTCACCTAGAGTATTGTTCTCCACACTATAGTAAATGTCAGTTTCTCGACCTATACAATCATTGATATATTGCGTTACTTCTTGTAGGATACGGACTTGGCGTTGAACCGGAGTTTTATTATCTCTCCACTCACCCACTTGCATCATACTGGGCAGTTCGACTATCTGCATGGCCGCAGGATCACCACCAGTACCTAAACTTGGATCTAATGCCACTACATATATACTGCCCTTGTTGGGCTTTTTATACCAACGTACTTGACCTTGTTTTTCTATAGGCTCTATACCACTCATCTCGACAAGTTTAAGAGGATTAATAAGTGTCTCGTCAAAGATAATGAATTCACATTCCATCTCACGCCTAAAACGTTCTTCACCTAGTTGACTACGCATTTGATCGGCCCAGGCTTGGTCACGTCCCGGAGTTTCTTGCCACTTACTAGTAAATGCTTTAAATCCGTTTTTACCCAGTGGGGTTGTATTACCCTGTGCATCAAATGTATCATTTGCTGCTCGCCATATCTGTGCAAATTGATCTTCATCACTGTTAGGAGTACTAGTAATAATACACTTACCACCAGTACTTAATGTGGGAGTAATAGCAGTCCAAAACTCCGAGGCAATAGTGGGCCTCACGAATGCGAACTCGTCGCAATACAGTAAGGATATGGACATACCTCGACCAGTGTTTTCGGTTGTTGTTTGACTTACTATACGACTACCATTTTCAAAGTCTAACGATCCTTTGTTGTAACTAGTAACACCGGCACGTATAAAGTCCGGACAGTTTTCATAACTGTAGCGTATACGTTGCATGATCTCCTGTGCGCCCAGATACTTGTGTGCCGCAACAAGAATTGTACTATCCGGAATAAACATAGCAAACCATAACAGGTATCCTGCGGCACTTATTGTTTTACCTGTTTGGCGGGGCATGAGACTTATTGAGAATCTGTTACTGTGATAAGCATCAATTAGTCGTACCTGATACTCATAGGGCTTGTATTGAATACTGCCTCGAGTAGGATGTTGAATATAAAAGTAATTGGTCATAAAGTACTCGGGACCAGTTACCGGATCAGCACATTTGGCAAATTCAAGAATCTGCTCTTCAGTCATACTCATTGCTTTGTATGGACTTCGGATAATTGCTGTTTCTAAATCCTTGCTCATTTGTAATATTTCCGTTATAATATATGTATATTTAACATTCTTAACTATAAATATTTAAAATGAGTGATACCCTGCTCTTAAATTCAAATTACGAGCCGATTTCAATTTTACCACTTAGTGTAATTAATTGGCAACATGCTATCAAATTAATGTTTTTGGGTCGTGTCCACGTACTAGAAACTTATCCAGATTGGATAATTCGTAGCGAAAAGTTAGCCATTAACGTTCCCAGTGTATGTGTTACTAAAGATTACTTTCACTTTAAAAAGGGTGTACGTTTTAGTCGATACAATATGTACCTGCGAGACTTGTTCCAATGCCAATACTGTAATGATGTGTTTGACTTTGAAGATTTGACTATTGATCATGTCACACCACGTGTCAGTGGCGGGAAAACTAATTGGACTAACTGTGTGACCGCTTGCAAGACCTGTAACTTTAATAAAGGTAGTAAGACAAACATCTTACCAAGGATTAAACCCTACAAACCTGACTACTATGCATTAGTTAAAAAGTGGAAGGAAATGCCTTTTACAGTTAGGCAAGCAAGTTGGAATCAATATTTAGGAACTGACAAGAAGGTTGCGAACCGATAGTAGCCTAGCATCCTCTTTACACCAGATGTCTATTAGGCGTCTGGTGTTTTCATTTGTGTTATACAAATTATCTATTTCCCAGTAAGGGACTGTGTAATCATAAAAATTTGGGGGATTCTCGGGTATTTTGGTTATTGCTATATTATATTTTGATTTTATATAAGATGTTATATTTTCTATATTAATCACATCAATTAAAATCCTAGATTCGGGAATGTCCGACGCCAAATAACTTACAAAATATGCTGAATGACAAAACGGTTTTTGTATAGGGAAATGCCCTATTGAGTTAAACCAGTTTATAATGTAGGGTAGCGCGATATCTTTTACAGTTGTCCAAGATTGTTTATTTAAATTTACAATATTATTATCCAACATAATTTCGTGCAAGTCGGCAGCTATTCCTCGTATAATTCTATCATATGAATTTCTATAGGGAATAATAAATTCTAGATGTGCATAATTATTTTCTTGAATACTAAAGGCGTTTGCCATAGCCCAGTTTTGTAATCCGAGTAGTCGGCATTCTGGTATTAAGGGAATGGCAAATGTGCCATTGGTAACAAACTTCATTTTTTAGATTTAACGATGCCGTCTAAATCATTGTTGTGCAATTTTTTATATTGCGGTGCCGGACCATCTCCAATTGGCTTTTCTCCAGTGAGATAGGGGTGGCTAAACCAAAGTTGGAACCATTCAGGTGTTCCAGGTTTAATATTATTTGCTTTTTCTAATCTACGTTTTTCCATACCAGTAATGCTTGTATTGCTACCTAGTGGGCTTGGCATATCCTGGTCTGCGCTATTGGGTGCATCAATTGCAGGATCGTGCCCACCAGCTTGATAATAATCTTCATTGACTACCATGCCAGCTAATTGTTTTAATCTACGCAAGTCATCTGGATGCATACCGGCGTCAGGATATCCCTGTTCGCCTTTGGGCACAAAGTGTTCTGACGTTACACGAATTTGTTTCATTTGCGTTTTAGTTTGATAGGTCCGGGTTTGTGGTGTGGACTTACAGTATGTGTGTTGGGATGTTCGCGACTTTTATGATCAGTCTCTGTATGATGTACTTCGCTTTTAACGGTTTTAAATGCCTGTTTCATCATTTTGTGTTCGGCATCTGAATAAGGTCTTGCTACATTATAAACACTTACCCAACTGGCTTCGTCCATGTCAACAGGTTTATCACCACCGTCAGCCATTGCCGCGGCCATCATAATTCTGTTTATATTATATGTAGGATTGTAACCACCGATATCACGAAATTGCCACTCACCAGTATTGGCATGACTAGCATGATCGGGATGTTCTGCAGCCCTCCCAACACCTTCTATGATAATCTCGTTGATTTTCATTTTTTAGCTAGTTTAATTGGTCCTGGATTGCGATGTGGACTTACTTTATAAACATCTGTATGCTCTTCACTGTGCTTACTGCCCATGGGCAATGCACGTCCACCATTGACCATGTCAAGAGCGTTTTGAATCATTTTATCTTCTTCTTGGGTATACCCCAATGCTAAAGGATCGCCACTAAAAGCACCTTGTGGATCCATTTCTTCACTTTTATCTTTATCTGCGTGTGCACCAGCTAATGCAATAAAATAACGCATTTGAGTATATTGGCGACCAAATGATTTATTGTTGCTGATATCAGGTGTTGATATTGCACCGTTCATTGCAGCAGCATGTGGTCCATGAAGTTTGGTATGATCAGCCGGAACGTCATCCGGTCCATTACTTTCGGTAATCTGTCTTCCCTCGGCTTCTGCCAAATAATCTAAAAACGTTTTCATCAACAGTTCCACTTTCTTAATGCCTTATTAATACGGCTATTTGGATCTCTTTTAGTTTTTGCACCGGCACGATGTTTCTTCATGCCCTTCATTCTTGCACAGAAACTAGCACGGCGTTTTGCTGCCTTACTACCCTTTTTCAACTTACTTGGTTTAGTAGTTACAGCAGTTTGAATCTTGCTACCAGGGTGACTACGGCGATAACTATTTACTGATTTTTTACTCATACCGCCTACACGCTTATGATTATACTTTGACCAGTTTTCACCTTCTTCAATATCTTGTTGTTTAAGAATAAACACACGTTGAGGACTAATAGGTGATTGACCTTTGCGTTCTGATTTTACTAAAACTTGCCAACTTCCAGTCATCATTTCTGGCTCATCAACTACTACACCTTTGTCCCAATACTTTTTATCATCTCTTGGAGGATTTGGTAACATGTCTTTTGGGCCTAACCATAACATTACATGAGTTCCTGGTTGTAGTTTTGATTGTGTTG